TCCAACACGATTACGTCTACGGCGAACGGCCAGATCAACGGGGCGCTTCGGCTTCTTGGCGTGCTAGCGGAAGGGGAGACGCCTTCGGCTGAAACGTCGCAGGATGCGTTGTTTGCGCTCAATCAGATGATTGATAGCTGGAACACTGAGCGTCTGGCTGTGTTCTCGACGCAGGATCAAGTGTTCAACTGGCCGGCTGGCGAACTTAGCCGGACGCTTGGGCCTTCGGGCGATTTCGTTGGCAACCGTCCTATCCTGCTTGACGACGCCACCTATTTCCGCGACCCGCAGACCAATGTGTCTTACGGCATCAAGATCATTAACCAGCAACAGTATGACGGCATCGCCGTCAAGACTGTGACTAGCACCTATCCGCAGGTCATCTGGATCAATATGACCTATCCTGACATCGAAATGTATGTCTATCCAAAGCCGCTGCGGCTGTTGGAATGGCACTTCGTTTCGGTGGAAGAACTGACCAATCCGGCGACGCTCGGCACGACGTTGGCGTTCCCGCCCGGCTATCTGCGCGCTTTCCGCTATAATCTGGCCTGCGAGCTAGCCCCCGAATTTGGCATCGAACCATCCGCGCAGGTGCAGCGCATCGCTATGTATAGCAAACGCAATCTGAAGCGTATCAACAACCCCGACGACATCATGGCGCTTCCTTACAGCATCGTGGGAACTCGTCAGCGGTATAACATTTACGCGGGCAATTACTGATGCAGACGCCTATTCTTGGCTCTAGCTATGTGGCTCGCAGCGTTAACGCCGCGGACAACCGCATGGTCAATCTTTACCCTGAGATTGTGCCTGACGGCGGCAAACAGCCGGCGTTTCTTCAACGCACGCCAGGACTTCGCAAACTGTTGCAGTTCCCTACCGGGCCTATCCGCGGGCTATGGACGTTCGGTGATTATGGCTACGCTGTTGCTGGCAACCGATTTTATAAAATTGCGTCCGACTGGACGTTTGAGGATAAAGGCGGTGTTCCTGGTTCAAACCCGGTCAATATGGTCGATAACGGCACGCAGCTTTTCATTGCGGACGGCGCGACGGGCTACATCTATAACGCCAACACTGACGTGTTTGCGCAGATCATTGACGTTGACTTCGCCGGCGCGGTTGGCGTTGGGTTTATCGACGGCTACTTTGTCTTCAACGAACCTAACAGTCAGCGATTCTGGGTTACGACACTCTACGACGGCACGTCCGTGGACCCGCTGGACTTCGCCAGCGCCGAAGGTTCGCCGGACAATCTTGTCACGTTGATCGTGGACCACCGCGAGGTTTGGCTGTTTGGCGAAACTTCCGTAGAAGTCTGGTATAACGCCGGGCTTCCCGACTTTCCGTTGGCCCGCATCCAAGGCGCGTTTAACGAAATCGGCTGTCAGGCGGCGTATTCGGTCGCCAAGCTGGATAACGCTCTGTTCTGGCTTGGTAAAGACGCGCGCGGCAACGGTATTGTCTATCGGTCAAAGGGTTACACCGGCGAGCGCGTATCGACGCACGCCGTCGAATGGCAAATCCAGCAGTATTCAACGCTCGCAGACGCGGTGGCTTATACCTACCAGCAGGACGGCCATGCGTTTTACGTGCTGAACTTCCCGACCGCTAACACGACATGGGTGTTCGACGTGTCAACGGGCGTTTGGCATGAGCGCGCTGGCTGGGAGAACAGCCAGTTTACGCGACACCGCGGCCAATGCCAGATGAACTATAACAACGAGATTGTTATTGGCGATTATGTCGCTGGCGTTCTCTACGCCTACGATATGAACGTCTACGTTGAGGCGAACACCGTTCAGCGTTGGCTTCGGTCGTGGCGGGCGCTTCCTACAGGTCAAAATGATCTAAAGCGCACGGCGCAGCACAGTCTCCAGCTAGACTGTGAGTCTGGTGTTGGGCTTGCGACGGGGCAGGGCAGCAACCCCCAAGTCATGCTTCGCTGGTCCGACGATGGCGGGCATACCTGGTCAAACGAACACTGGAAGTCGATGGGGCAGATTGGGCAATACGGCAAGCGCGTTATCTGGCGGCGGCTCGGCATGACGCAGAAAATCCGCGATAGGGTTTACGAAGTGTCCGGCACCGATCCGGTTAAGATTGCCATCATGGGCGCGGAACTTATCCTGAGCCCGACCAATGCCTGAGAACATTTCGCAAATCCCCGCCTCGCGCGTCCCGATCACGTTCACGGACCTTATCTCAAGGGAATGGTATCGGTTCTTCTATAACGTGTTCTCGGCGCTCGGCAGCGGTTCGCTGCGCTATGGCACGTTCTTTGACACAACCGACCAGACGGCGGCCGCACCCAATACGGCCTACGCCATAACATTCAACAATACGGACTTGTCAGCCGGTGTTTACCGCGGCACGCCGACATCCCGCATTTATGTGGACCGGCCCGGCGCGTATAATTTCCAGTTCTCGATCCAGCTTGAAAGCACTACCGGAACCGCAAAAGATATTTACATCTGGGCCCGCGTTAACGGGACGGACGTTCCTAACTCGGCCACAAAAGTCCATACCCAAGGAGCTAACCAAGCCTATGTTGCCGCTTGGAATTTTGTGCTAAGGATGAATACAGGCGATTATTTTGAGCTTATGTGGGCGACCACGAACACCGGAGTGCAGATTCTAGCCGACCCGGCGACCGCTTTCTGCCCTGCCATTCCATCGGTCATTTTGACCGTATCGTGCAATATAGGTGAATAATGGCGGTCCTTACCCCAGCCCCTAAAATGCAATTTTTTGACATCAATGGCGAACCGTTGGTGGGCGGAAAGGTTTACACTTACGAAGCGGGCACCACTACGCCGCTTGTTACCTATACTGACAATACCGGGGCCTCAGCTAATCCTAATCCGATTATTTTGAACGCTCGCGGCGAAGCGCCTATCTGGCTGGGCGCAAATGTTTATAAATTCAAACTGACCGACGCAAACGACGTAGAAATCTGGACGGTTGATTACATATCATCACCTATTTCAAGCGTTTCTCCTGCGCTCACCGGTAATGTTGAGATTAACTCGGATTCCTCTAATCCGGCGTTAAAAATCACTCAGACCGGATTCGGCTTGGCGCTTCGCGTTCAAGACGCGGCGGACCCTGACGCTACACCTTTCGCCATCGACGCCAACGGGAACGTAGGTATTGGGACCGCTAGCCCATCTAGCGCCCTCGAAATCGCTGCGCCTGGTGTGTTCACTGGCGCATGGGCCTATTTGCCGGCCGGCACGACCATGGTATTTGCGCAGACCGCCGCGCCGACCGGCTGGACGAAATCGACGACGCACAACAACAAGGCGCTGCGCGTCGTGTCTGGCGCAGCTGGTTCGGGCGGCTCTGTGGCATTCACGACGGCGTTTTCCGCCACACGCGTTCTTTCTGGTTCAACAGATGGCCATACGCTTACAATTGCGGAAATTCCGGCGCATACACACACGCAAGAGATTATTGGTGGCGGTAATATATTGGGTTCTGGACTTGGCTATACGACTACAACCAGTGACACAGGCAGTGCCGGCGGCGGCGGGGCGCATTCTCACACGCTTGCAAGTGGCTCTGTCAATCTAGATGTCCAGTATGTCGACGTTATTGTTGCGGTTAAAAACTGATGGAACTGAAAAACGGCTCTTTCTGTCCTCTCATAAAGAAGGATTGCGTGCAACTGAAATGCGCGTGGTTTACAATGTTGCGGGGCACAAACCCTAATACGGGCAAAGAAATAGACGAATGGATGTGCGCAGTGAGCGCGCTTCCTATGCTTCAGGTTGAGGTAGCCAAAGAAGTGCGGCAGGGCGCAGCGGCAACGGAATCGTTCAGAAACGAGGTTGTGTCGCTTAGCCATCCTGTCGAACCTATGCGCTTAGTGAGGTAACAATGGACCCGTTTACCGCAGCCCTGATTGGTGGGGGCACCAGCCTCATAGGTGGCCTTTTCGGTGCAAACGCATCGCAGAAAGCGGCGCAGTCGCAGTCGCAGGCGTCGATGATGTCTGCGATGCTTCAGGCGCAGCAGGCCGCCGCCGCGCAAGCCGCGCAGGAGCGAATGTATCGCGAAGGCGTCGAGCGCATGGAACCGTTCCGCCAGGGCGGCGTTGCGGCGACGAACCGAATGTTGGAGCTGTATGGCATCGGCGGTCAGCCGACCGCGGAGGGCTATGGCTCTTATGCGCAGCCGTTTAGCATGGCCGACTATCAGGCCGATCCGGGTTACGCCTTCCGCGTGCAGCAGGGCCAACAGGCTATTGACCGTTCGGCGGCGGCGCAGGCCGGGCTTCAGTCAGGCTCGGCGCTAAAAGCCGCGGCGCGCTACGGGCAGGAGATGGGCAGCCAAGAGTATGGCAACGCCTATAATCGCTTCCTCCAGCAGCGCGAACTTCAGATGCGGTCGCTTCAGGGCCTTGCGTCACCTGGCGCTTCAATGGCCTCGCAGACCGCCCAGCTTGGCACGCAGACCGGCCAGAACATCGCTAACACCATGATCGGTGCTGGTCAGGCCATGGGGCAGGGCATCGAACAGGCCGGGCAGGCTCGCGCGTCTAGCTACATGGGCGGCGCGTCGGCGCTCCAAGGTGCGCTCGGTGGCATCGGCCAGAACGCGATGCTGTATAGCATGATGAACCGTTTTGCGCCGCAGAGCGCGGCTGGCGGTGCGGGCTACATGTATGGCGCACCGACTATGGCCGCAGGATTTCGCCCCGGCTATATGGGCGCACCGACTGCTTATTGAGGGATAACTAATGCCCGTTCGCTATGACATTGCCGCTCAGGTTCCGCAGGCCACTGGCGCGGGCATTGACCCGCTCAACATGATGGCGCAGTTGCGCCAACAGGAATATCAGCAAGCGCAGCTTGCCCGCATGGCGCAGAGCATGGACGTGCAGGACATGCAAGCGCGGATCGCCGCGCAGCGCGAGCTTAGACAGGCCGAAGCCGCTCAGCGGCAGGCTGGCCTTTATGGCACGCAGCAGGAAGAACTCCTGCAAAAAATGCACAACGAAAAAGTTAATTCTTACAAAGGTATATTCCAAAATTTTGTTAACGACCAGAAGTCGCTTGATAATTTTGTGGGCTTGGTAAAGCGCGATCTTCCTGAGCTTGCGGCCGCGTTTGAAGGCAAGAAATATTCGGACGATTGGAAGCTCGGGCTTCTCAACCCCGAAAAAGCCGCCGAATTACGAAAGCCTGAGATTGTTGTAATTGACGGCAACCCCTTCTTTAAGACTAAAGAAGGTCTTACACCTGCGCCTGTTATAGAGCCAGGCATGGCCGCCGCGCCTATGGCCGCCGCGCCTATGGCCGCCGCACCTATGGCTGAAGGTATGCCGGGCGCTCGTCAGGACATGACCACTGAGCTTATCAAGCAGCGCGAAGGCTTTATTGAAAAGCCTAAGTATGACGTAAATGCTT